TGCATAGACTCAGGATTAAATGAAAGAGTTACATAATTATTACCTGTCTGGTCAGCCTTACCATAACGATTCTTAACTGGGGCTACACACAAGAAGTTATCATCTCCTTGTTTCATCTGCCCAATGGTTAACACCATTGCTGGTATCTGATTAACTAGACCTTGAATAGATGACCGTGACTGGCAAGGATAACCTTCAAAGCCTTCTTTAGTATGGTGCAATACAAGTACTGCTGCGTTTGTATCTCTGGCTAGATACTTAAGTTCTTTCATTGCTGCTCGCATACCTTGGAACTCTTCGTGTCCATCCATTGCTATGTCCATTAAGTTATCTACAACTATAAGTGTAGGACTTCTGCCCCATACTGTTTCGAATGCAGATACTTCTTCATCTAAATCTTTTAATGTAGGTGTAGATTCAAATGACCAGAACAAATGATTGTTTAATAATAATATCTCGTTTGCTTTTTCAGGGTCTTTCTTTAATAAGTTCTCGGCCATTGCTTGACTCATATTACCTGCCATTGCAATTAAACGCATAGCCATAGTATGAGCATTAGTATCTGCACTAAAGTAAAGCGTTGGTAGTTTAGTTCTAGCAGCAATTGCTAATGCAACTGATGACTTGCCTGCACCTGGAGTGCCTGCAATAACTGTTACCTCTGCTCTGCGTAATATAATTCCCGCTCTTTCAAATGCTTGAAAAGCAGGGGGCAATGGTTCGCCCCCTACTTCTGCTTTCTTGATAGAGCGTCTAAGTGTTTTCACTTAACCTGTTCTGGAACGAATGTGTTCCAGGCTGAGTCTGTTGTCTTTAGATAAACATTCTTGCATTTATCAAATGCACCCTTTGGTGCTGGGCAGAAATAACCACGATACATAGAACCATCTTTACCTGTTCCTTGTATTGCTGTCATCTTTCCGTGTGGACAATTGCGTCCACCAAGCGTAGTAGTTGAGTTATCTAGTGGTGTGATACTTGCGCCTAGTGCTGATGCAACTTGTCCTACTGTCATAGGTGTTGGTATGGAACCACGAATTGCTTTCTCTAGTTCCATTGTTGCTGATGTAATTGCATCTAATCCTTGTGCAACTAAACCATCTAGTTCTGTTCCGTTTTCTGCACGGACTGTTACTAGACTACCTGCTGCTGTCTTGATTGTGATGCTGATTGGTGCTTCTGAGTGAGACACTATTTGTTCTCCTGTTCGAACGGATAGGATAGACCTTTCTGGTCTCTCCACTTTCTTGCTTTCATTGCGAATTGTAAACCTTTAAAGCCTTCTTTAATATCTATCCACACTAACTTACAACTTCCTGTTCCTGCGGGTAAATGAATAATGATTGCTTTGTTCTTGTTTACTTCTCCCCAAGTGCCACGGGTTGCCGTAGCCGCATCATACGGCAAGCCGTTGGCGTATATTGCCAACTGAATTGAGATATTATTTGGATGGTCTATTCGACCAGTCTTAATATCTGCAATAAATAACTCACCGTTATACTCAACAACTCTGTCTGGTGTGCCAGCAATCTTGTACTTATCTAGCACACTAAACTGTTCAATGAACTTGTTGTTGAGAATCTTAGTTGTTTGTTCATAGGCTTTGATGTCAGGCAAATACTCTGGTGGTATTACACCTAAGTCTTGTCCTAAATCTAATCGTTCTGCAAATGAATGTATGGCTGTACCTATGTTGGCTGCTTTGTTTGCACCTGCTACTTGCATAGCATCTTCAATCAAAGAGTTAACTGCCATCTTATCTTCTTGTGCTGCGCTAATAGATAGTAATATGTCTGGCCTGGTAGTTAAACCTATTGCTGCCATACGCATCTTCCAGGCTACTAGTGCTGACGCATCATCTAATGAGTTAGCAATTGTAGTTGCTCTGGTATAGGCCACTGCTTTTCCACCTGATGGTGGAACTATTAATGGTCTACCATATCTATCTCTTTCTATTTCTACCTTTGCCATTACTCTCCTTTATGGGTTGCCCTGAGAAAGGAGATAGCCGAAATCAGGGCACCCAAGATTAGTATATCACATACTAAGATTCAGGATGAACCGACTCTACTGAGATGTCGTCTACCCATATATCACCATCTGAGGTAAAGTTAACATCAATACTATCTTTGATGATTTCTTCTGCTGCCTCAGCATTAGGTGCTTCTAGACCTGTAACTGTAACTGAAATGTTTACTGTTGCTGACCAAGACCTAGTTAACTCTTCGCTGCCTATATTTACAAGCAGGTTATTAACATCATCTACTTCAGCCACAATTTCATTGTGGTCTGTTTCATATCTAGCCTGAAAGAACTCTCTTACATCAAACTGAGCACTCGTTAACTTGCGTTGTACCTGTGCTAGTTCTAGTTTAAAAGCATCTTTTTCTTCTATTAATCTAGTAAGTGATTCATTGGTAAAGGTATACTTAGTATCTTTTACCTGGATAGATACCGTTGGTTCGGCACCATCTACCTCACTGTAATACATTGTCATACTATCTCCTATTCTTGTAGTAACCACGGTTCTAAGTGGTAACCTTCCACGATGGCGTGGGCAGGCGCTGAACTCTGGCCACGCCAGAGAACTCCATTAGGTAGTTCTATCATTCTATTGTAGCACTCTTCATTACACGCTGCAATAGCGGATATGCAAGGTTCTACCATAGATACTGGAACCATTGGATAATGGTTGTGTTGTAGGTGTAGTTTAATTTGCCACTCTAAATCTGTATCAGAATTGGCTAGTTCTGTAGCAAAATTACTGCCCACTATTTATTTCCTTTGTTAGTTCCATATTATGTTGTAGTTTTAATTGATTAATAATTGCTTCTAACTTTGCAATTTTTTCAGCAGCAACTGTAGGTCTACTTCTAATACCATACTTCATTTTTTCTGCTGTAAAAATTTCTGTAAATTCTTCACGATGATTAGCAATAAGTTTTTGAACTGAATCATATTTTGCTTTTGCATAATTTCGTGTTGCTAATGGTGATAATTTTATTTGATTAATGTCAAACTCTACATCATTATTGTTTCTTTTCACCTGTAGATAGAAGGTCGTATCTAACTTCTTCTATCTTGGTAGGTAGTGGAAACACACGCTTGAAATAATTCTTTGCGTGTTCGTGGCTAGCCTCTTTGCTAAGTAATGTATCTGCTAGTGCTGTGTAATCAGTAGCCATATCATAACTTAATTGAATAATATTTCTAATCTCTGATATAGATAACTGAGCGTTAGTTGTATGGCTCAACTGATAAGTATACTTGTTCTTGCCTTTGTATATCTTATTGATTTGATTCATACAAAACAAACGCTCAATGATTGGTCTGATGATTACTGAACTACTACCATCGTGGCTAGTTTTGGCCAGTAAGAATGCAGCGTGTGGGTCATTGGCGATAGTCATTTCCATTGGAGTTTCCATCAACATCCAGACTTTACCACCGCCATCATACTCACCTGCTGCTGCATATCTCATACCACCAGAATCAATTAAGTTATCTAGTGCTCCAAAGATTTCAGCATTCTGAAATACTTTGTAGCGATTACCAACTACACCAATTGCTGATGTCTCACCAAATGGTGTGGTTTTAATAACCGCTTTCTTGTTTTCCACTGGTATGCGATTAACTGTATCACTACCTGGAACTACATAGTTTGCTTCTATATCGTGTAAGGATACTGACCAGTCTAGTCCTGCTTGACTGGCTACCTCACTGGCTGATGTTGCTTCAACTGCAACACCTGCTTTATGCCAGGCTGCTTTCCTGGCTGTACCTATAATGGTATCACTTGTCATTTGTTGTATCTCCTTCTTCAATTTCATAGATAGTATCTACTACTTTTGGATGTAATGTTTCTGCCATTTTTCTTAACTCAGATGGTGGCCACTCTGCAGCAAAGACTCGCTTTAATAATGTAGCCAATGGATAATCTGGTTTAAGTTGTAGTACTTCATCAAGGAATTGTGTTGCATATTCTTTTTGTTCTACTTGATATAAGTATCCACAAAATACTGTGGCTAATGGAATTGCTTTTTCTTTTTCAATTACATTACCAAGTAATGAGATGTACTCACCAACAAAATCCATTTCAGTTTCTAACTGAACACCCATTAGGAAGTCACGGATTTGTAGGTTCTCATTAGTAGCAATGGCTACCTCTGCTATGTGTTGGGCTGATGGTATAACTCCATCTGCCAACTCATCAATTGCCACACGGATATCCTCCACGATGCGGACATTTACATTACGGTCATCTGGATTATATCTGCCTGCTTGATTAATCAACTCGGACTTTACTTCATCACGAAGTGTATCCATTACGTTGCTTTCTATCACTTTATCTCCTTTGGTTTTGAGGGCGCTGCGCCCCTTCTGGCGGGCGCCCGATTTCTTTAGAGGTATCTTGCTATCGAATTGTAAGTAGATGTTGACACCGTCTCTTCATCTGTCATCTTAAGAATACGAATAGCATTCTCAATTTCTTCTTTCATATCATTGTATGTGTGTTGATGCAATGATTCAAACTCACGCACTGGCTCTGTAGGGAAATCTTTTTCGTCAACTTTTAAATCAAAGTCAACATTAAGATTACCACTCCAAGCACGATAATTAGTGCGTAGATTTTCAGCCTTTGATATGTTAGCAACTGCAAATTTAGTAACTTGTTTTCTCCAAGTTTCCATTTGCTTTTGATACTTTGCTTCATTCTCATCTTGCTTTGTATAGTCAACCTTTATCTGGGCTAACTTAGTTTCTAATGCTTTGATTACCTTGGCTGTAGGTATCTTAACATTAAGAGTCCTGCCATTTCCTCTTGCCATATATCTCCTTTGGTTGTTGGTTAATGTCCCGTGTTCACGGTGGCGGGACCACCCACAAGGAAGGCCGTTGCTTAGTTGTTGGCCTTGTGATATCTACCTGTCGGAGGCGCTGGATAG